ACTAGGCTAAATTCCGGCTCTCTACCTTGATAATGTTCCTCCTTATTTTTGCCAAATATTTTTTTAAGTACATATCGTGCGGTGTATCCTGCGCTTTTCTCGTTCAATGTTCCAACAGACGAGAAGCCATGTGTCCAAAGTTTTTCAAGCAAAGGTGATCTGAATATTTTGTAGCCTTTAACGGTATGTCCAAAATTCTTATATGTGAGTTTGTTATTTTTAAGAAATTTGTCTTTGAAATCATATCCGAAAAGGCATACATGGTAATGAGGTCTATCGAAATTTTTTCCGTATTCCCCGCTTGCGTAGAATTTAATATTAGGTGTATTTGTTTGTTTGCGAAGTCTTTTCATAAAAAGCTGTAAGTCTCTTTTTTGAAGTGATCCGTTTAAAGGTAAGTTATCATCATTATAGGTTAAAGTTATGAAGCAATTATCATAATGTAACATAGCTTCATGATAACATCTTACCGCCCACTGTCTGGCTTTTTCCAATTTACACCCTAGACAATTCCCGCAAGGGATCTTAAGATTAAGTTCTGTATAGCCTTCTTTCGGGTTAAATACGAGTGGTCGCTTTCCATTCTTTGATGTTTTTCGTGAACGGTATGCAAGCTGCGGGTGATAGCATGGCATATCATAATCTTATCCCGCCGCGTCTTACTGCACGGTTCTGTACGTTGAATTTGTGAGTTAAGTCTTGTGTTCCTCTGAATAATTTCTTGCTTTTGTTGTTTCTTATCTGTGTTCTTCTTTGCATGGTGTTCTCCTTTTATCATATTTTGTTTGCATCTTTAGCAAATATTCCCATTAGAGCAATAAGCCCGGCGGATATCCAGTCTGATGTGTGGAGTGTCTGTCCATCTGTTACCATAGGGAGTATTACCTGTGATACGGCTCCCATAATTCCTAATATGGTAGTCCTCCAATTTCCGAATAATTCGTTCATAAGTATTTCACCTCCTTTCAAAGTGATTACCGTCTTGATGTTTAAAGTCGCCTCCCCATATATTATTATTGTCAAGATTTTTCCAATATATCCCGGCTTTTTCATAGTATTTAGTGTCTGTTAAATATACTCCATTATTATATATCAATATGTCTATTGCAAGTCCTTTTGTATGTTGTGATATTTTACTTCCTACGTTTATATTATATAGTCTTTGTTGTTCTTGTTCTGATCTTACTACATATGATATTGCACAATTATAATTCTCTATACTGTTAATATAACTAATTAATTTTATTACGTTTTCTGTGAATATCCATCGTTGTTGTTTTAAGTTCATAATATTATTATCTTTTTATTATATATTCTTGTCAAGCGTTTTCTTGCTTGACAAGAGTTCGCGCGGTTCACAGCGCGAAAGGTTCTTTTTGTGTTTGTGTTTTTTTACCATTTTGTAAATGGTGGGCCTTACCTTACTTGATATGATAAGGCCCACTGACACCAAGTTTATTCCTTTGGTGGCTGTTCTGTCTGTTCTGTCTGTGTTGGCTGTGTCAACCAGTCTGATCTTGTTAGTCCGATCTTGTTCGCCTCATCTTTGTTGTTAGGGTCGTTATAGAAATTCAGGAATTTTACAGGGTCGTTGTCAAAATGTTTTCTTACCTTTGCAGGTATCTTATCGAATTTCTGTTGTATTGCTATTACTCTATCCATTGCAGTTTTAAGGTCTGCTCCTGATGTATCGAGGTATGTTGGTTCAATGTATTTGATGTGTTCTATGGCTCCGGTTCTTGCGTATTTTCTTATGATGTTGTTCACGTTGCAGGTGTCTTTATGTGCCTGTTCAGTGGTGTATATGAGATTTCCGTTAGAGTCAGTTCTACCTTTTTTTATGATGGTTTCTCTTACATCATTAATTGTTGGTTCTGCGAAAAGTTTTCTAATTATAAGGCTCATTTTTTAAATCCTCCTTTTATTTAATTGCGTTTATTCCTGCTGCTGCGGGTGCTCCTCCTCCGAAGTTAAGAAGGTTGTTTATGCCCGATACGAAATGTCCCCATACTGGGATGCTGTAATGCCATGACATTTTTTTAAGTCGTTCGTATTCGGTTTCAAGGTTTCTTGTGGATTGTTTTAATAGTGAAGTCTGTTGGTTTAGTCTTGATATGTCTGATTTTACTTGTAACTTTTGTTGATCATTTAAGTCAGCCTGTGAAAGTGTTCTAATTATTTCTGCTCTCATTAGGCGTATTTCTTGTGTTTTTTTCATGGTGTCTTCAATGGTGTTAATGATCTGTCTTCCAATGAGCATTTCTTCCTGTGTTATTTTTCCCGTTTCCGCTCTTGTTTTGAGTGTCCTTTCTATTGTTTCTTTTACCTCCTCTTTTTTCTTTGCAGTGTCCTGCATGATATTGTTTATTTCAACTTCTTTTTTTTGCACTTCTGTTTTAGATTGTTCGACATCCTGATAGTCCTTAGCTGTGCTTGATAGATTATGTCCAAAGGACATAGTACCGGGAAAGCTCTGCGCCATTGGCATTGTAGGCGCCCCGCTTACGTTAAAGCCTCCTGATGCTGCCAATATTGGATTTAAGCCTGCTGCTCTCATATCTACAACGGTGTCTTGATACCTCCTTTGAAATGCTTTCATATTGTTTGCGTAGCTTGCTGCTGCTGCTTTTGCGCTACTTTCGTTAGCTTGTCCGGCAAGCATATTATTTCCGAAATAGCTTAATCCTGCCTCAAGTCCCATACTTAATGCATCGTCCCAACCAAACATTTTAGCCTCCTTTTAGAAGTGATCCATCAAACCGGGTATGCTATAAACCGGCATTGGTCGAGCGCATCTCATTTGAATGTATGAATCAAATAAGAAATGAGGTTCTGTCGGTGTTGCGATTACTCTATCAATCGGCGGGTCGTCTACAATGAAAGTTTCATCAAGCGTCGGGGTTCCTGCAAATTCGAGTGCAAGATGCCATGCGTCAAGGCTGGTTGCGTCGTTGCTTCGAAATATTCCCGTAATCATACTTGGTTTGTACCTGTATTCTGAGTACCTTTCCTGATACCCGAATACTTCGTTGTATTCATTGTTTCCCACTGATGTTGCATCAAGGTAGAGTTCTTTATTCAGTATAGCCTGTTCTCCGAGGTGTGCAAGAGTCGGCCAGTAAAAATCATATCTGGTTTCCCTTGTCCACATTTTGTTAAGTCCGTATTGATAGGTTAAATCTGCTCTCACATTGATTATACCGATCAATATTGTATGTTCTGTAAAACTTTTTGTAAATCCATGACCGCTAAATCCTACAAGCCCGTATGCTGAAAGTTTACCGGGTGTGTTGGCACCTGTTGTGTTAGGTACTGGTGTAATATGTATTGGCGATGATCCTCCTCCTAGGTATTCAGGTCTTTGAAGCCTCATGTCAGGGCTGCTTACCCCAAAGTGAGCCTGTATGATCTCTGTATAGCGTGTCCCTGATCTTGCATCTTTTTCAAGAAGTCTCTGAATTTGTATTGCCTCTCGGAGTTCGTTCACTGATGGTCCGATAGCATTAGAGAGGTCGGCTCTGATCCATGGTGAACTATTTAAAGAAGGGTCTTTTTCGATATAAAAATAGTTTGCTGATGCACTATCTCCGATTAAGCGTTGTGGGTTATAGGTTTGTGCTATGTTTGTTCCTGATTCCCAAACGGATTTATTGCTGGCGTCCCAGTCAGAATTATATTTACCTATTCCCAAAACAGGTGCTGTATCACCGAGTGAAAGTAGAACATCGTCGCCCTTTTGTGTCCACGGTAATGCACTTGTAAAGTAGTCGTGCCTTTTTCCCCTTCGCAATATAGTATAAACTGTTGCGTCGGTGTCGGTGTCCCCGGTATTGACAGTTACACTGTCTTGTAGGTTTTCATCCCTAAACCATTCATTATAGATCAGGTTGTACGCTCTGAGTGGAAGGGCTGAAAAGTCGAATTGAGCGTCAATTTTTGTAGGGATCCCTAAGTAGTCGAATATCGTGCCGTTGGCGAAGTTTTTCCCATTAGCGGTTACATCGTGGAGCATTGGTACTGTATAATCTATGTGATCTCCGGGGTTAACCTGTTCACCCATAAATTTTTTCCAGTTGATCCATACAAGCCTGTTAGGTACTGCAAAGAAAAAGGTTTCCATAAACATATTGTCCATAAGAGGATAAATAGGAGTTGCAAGTCTGGCAAATCCTGTGATATTGACGCTGAAAGTATCTCCGGGCAACGCCTCATCGACAAAGAAGGGTATAAGGTATCCTGCATCAAAAGTTGTCTTGTAGCCATGGCTGCGGTCAAATGAAGACCGTTGTATTTCTACGTTTGGTAAGTTTGCAAAAGCGTGTGTCATTATTGATTTCATTCTTTGTTACCTCCATCGATTATATTCGCAATTTCAGATACGAAATATGGCGGTTGTTCTGAAAGGATCAGCCCTTTAGTTGTTTCATATTTGCCGATCTTGTAGAGTGCAAAGTCAGCTTTGTGTATTACCATAAGTGAATTAGGGTTTTTGATCTCGGTGTTAAGTCTCCTGATTGCCAACCAGTCATTTGTATCGCAAAAAGGGTTTCCGTATTCCATGCTTTTCTTGTCGAATATTGCGTATAGGTTTAGTTCCATTTATTCTCCTTCTTCGTATTCTCTTTTTAAGAGTTTTATAGTTAGTTTTTTGTGGTGTTCTTTCCGCTCTAATCGCCTCAATCCATGTTTTTTAAATTCTTCATCTGCTTTTTTCATTCTTTCGATCTTGAGTTTTTTAATGAGGTCAGGATTTGTTTCTTCAAGAAGTTTGTCGTAATATCGAGGTGGCTTATGTCTTTTACCATTGATGGTAAAAAAATCTTTAGGATAAATGTCTGTTGTGTATTTTTTAAACCAACCGTATGACAAGCCCCTTCCTTTAGTACCGCCTCTGCTCATTAGGCTAAATTCCGGCTCTCTACCTTGATAATGTTCCTCCTTATTTT